CCTCAGAGATATGTAGAACACTGTGAAGTGTTCGTTCAGCCCACAGTTGGTCCTTTTGTTCATAATCAAATACGGTTGTTCGTCAACAAAACCGAGGTATTAGACAGGGTCGCCCGTGGCAACCTATAACGATTCCAATGTCACCTACTCGGCGACAACGACAACCTACAATCAGACTTTCGTTGTTGTCTCTAAGACGGCTACGGGTAGTGGTGCTGGTTCAGCAACCGCTATTTCGGTAATCACACAGTCAAGGTCGGCGACTGGAACTGGCACTGGTTCTCAAGTTGTCAGCGGAAAAGTAACTAGAACACGCACGGCAAGTGGCGCTGGAACTGGTTCATCTATCGCCGACCGTCTTGTAATATGCCGTAGGTCGGCAAGTGGCGCTGGAACTGGTTCCTCTTCCAACACAATCAAACATTTGCTTTACCGCAACGCTCAAGGTGCTGGTCAAGCAACAACGGCAAATACTGCCGTCGGCAAACTGACGGCACTCCGCAATGCGACTGCATCGGGATTGGGACAATCCAGTGTTTCAACTCTTCGCAAGGTTTTTAGGACCGCCTCCGCAACAGGGTTAGGGACATCATCGGTCAGTGGTAGCAAATTGGTATCACGGTCTGCAACAGGGTCGGGTTCTTCTTCGCAATCGGCAACCAAACAAGTCACCAAACTGCGGACAGCATCGGCGTCGGGGAACGGCTCGGCAACAGCAATCCGTGTCCACACCAACAAAAGGTCCGCCACTGGCAACGCTCAAGGGGCTTCGGCGTCTTTACGACTAATAACCCGTTATGCGATTGCCACCAGTTCAGGACTATCCAGCCAATCAACCTCATCAAATCGCAAAGTTTTCAAAACCGCTTCCGCCACTGGCAACGGAACATCCACTAACTCTGTCAAACATCTTCTTTACCGAAATGCTCAAGGAGCAGGCACAGGTTCAACGGCTGGCGGTGCCACAAGACGCTACACGGCTATCAGGACGGCTTCAGGCGGTGGTAATGGCACATCAAGCAACGAAGTGCTTCGCACAGTCAAATCTCCCGCTACGGGCGTTGGAACAGGCAATTCCAGTGTCACACGACTCTGCACAAGACCAAGGACCGTATCCGCAAATAGTTTTGGCACTTCCAGTTCGTCATTCCGTCGTGGGGTCAGACGCTCCACAAGTAATCAAGGTACTGGCACCTCGCTTACCGTCGGTTTGCACAAAGCACCTCGCTCGGCGTCGGCAAACGCTATCGGTACACAAATATCCGAGGGATTCCGACGACTTGCCCTCTCGCTAGCCAGTGGTTCCACAACAACGAGCGGTTCTCCACTTGTGTACACCGTCAAAGGCTCTGCTGGTTCAGCCCAAGCCAACGGGTCTAAACTCGGAGTAACTGCGGACGGTAACGCAGGATTAGTGGTCGTAGGAGATTGACATGGCAGATGTAACTATCAAGGCAGGCAACAGACTGCCCGTGATTGCCCGTCAGTTCCTTCTTGACGATGTCGCTGTCAACCTGACGGGGGCAACGGTCACATTCAACATGTGGAGGGCAAGCACAGGAACCCAAGTCATTACCAGTGGCTCATGCACTGTCGTTACGGCAGCCACAGGCAGCGTTGAATACCCATGGACCGCTACCGATGCGACGCTCGCTGCTGGCGAGTACCTTGCCTCTTTCTCGGCTTCTTTCGCAGGTCCACGCATTTTGACAGCGCCAAACAACGGCATGATTGTCGTTGAAATCCTTGACACAACGGAAGCCTCATGGTCTTACACGGGAAACCCTGAGAATCGCACTCTTGACGCTTGCCGTTTTGTTATTGGCGATACCGATTCTACGAACCAATTGTTGATGGACCAAGAAATCCTTTGGCTTCTAAGCCAGTGGGAGGACAACATCTATTCCGCTGGTGCAGAAGGATGCGTTGCTATTTCAGGCAAGTTCACACGCCTTGCTGACTCTTCACGCTCCGTTGGAGACCTTTCAATTTCTACTCAATACCAAGCCCAAGCAACGGCATATCTCACCCGTGCCGACCATCTTCGTGAACAAGCCGATAAATATGGGCAACCAACCCCTGTTTATTACACCGACACCCTCGGCAATGTTTTTGGACCAAGCAACTTTTCTGTTGGAATGGACAATTACAGATGACCATTGAAAAAATGTTCCTTGACATGATGCCCTCGCTGGTAACGATTTACCCCAATTCCAGCATGGATGCCTACGGAAAGTTGACCCATGGGGCAACTGGAGTTGCTGTCCGCTGTCGCATCATGGAAACAAGTCAGCGTTATGCGACCGAACGCAATCGTGATGAGTTTGAAAACGGTTCCATCATCTTCTATGGCACCCCAACAATCACTACTGATTCAAAGATTTTGTTGCCCGACGGGTCCACACCAGTCATTTTGAGCGTCAAAGTTCACAACGACGACACGGGTGCCCACCACACCACCGTGACATTTGGTAAGTGAGGCTTTATGCAGACCATTCGTGTGACAGGGCTTGACAAATTATTGCGTGTTTTGCTTCGTGGCTCCCCTTTAGCCATTGATGCGACCCGTCGTGCTTTGTATGAAGAAGCACAAATCATCCTCGGAAAGTCATTGAGGCAAGTGCCATTTGAGCATGGAACGCTTGCAGGTTCAGGAATGGTCCACGACCCTGTAGTTATGGGCAAAGACATCATGGTTGAGATTTCTTACGGTGGACCAGCAATGGACCGAAGCCCTAGAAACAAAGGCGAAGTCAATGTTGGTTACGCAAGAATCCAGCACGAGCGTTTGGATTTCAAACATGCTGCTGGCAGAAAAGCCAACTACTTGAAAGACCCTGTGGATGATGCTGCTAAGACATTGCAGGCGAAACTGGTAAAGCGTGTGAGCGCAATTATTGAGGGGATTGTCTGATGGCTTTGCTTGATGCGTTGGGTGCCAAACTCCAAACCGATGGTGTTGGAACATTGGCTACGGACATTTTTCTGTCTGTGATGCCCGATGAACCCGATAATTGTATTTTGATAGTTGAAGATAACGGTGTAGGACCAACACAAGTATTTGGAAGTTCGTCTTACGCTATACAGCGCCCTCGTATCAGGGTGTTTTGTCGTGCATCCCGTAATGATTACCCAGCAGCCCGAGCAAAAGCAGTGGCGGCAAGGGCTTCCCTTGGGGCAATCAGGAACAGCACAATAGACGGCGTTTCTCTCTTATCTGTTTTGGCAACTTCTGACTTTTATCCAGTTGGTCGTGACGGCGATGACCGTCCAGTTATCGGCATTGACTTTGTTGGCTGGGTTCTGTGAGTATCAAAGAGCAAGCACTTGGCGGAGACCCGCATAATCTTGAGGCTGCTCTTGCCGTTGCCATCAAAAACGCTCAGAGCGCCACAGCCGCCCTTGAGGGGTTGACGGTCAGTTTGATGCTTGCAGCGTCCTTTTTGCGCCGTACAGAGCCTTTAGAGGGCGAATCAGAGGGTTGTAGCCACCTGAATCTCATAGAGATACACACCATGGGGATGTCAGCGCCAGCCTTCTTGTGCCCCGACTGCAATCTCACCTTGTCCGATGCGATGCACCAAAATGGAGACTGACGGCGCTCCCGACCCCTACGGGCGTACTTCCCCAACGGATGAGGCTCCCCGATGTTGGCGCTGTAATCGGCTGTTAGCCATCAAGGTAACTAGACCATGGTTGATTATGTGTAACCGTTGCAAGGCTAAAAACGCCAAGTAGTTGACAATCTTCTAATTTGGAGTAGGCTGGCGAAACGCACATCGGGGCACTAAACCTGATGTGTCCCGAGTTCAGCCCAAAACCTGAATTACGCCTTTATTGGAGGTGCCCATTTGAATAGATTATTGGCGTTTTACGCCTGTCCTGTCACTCGTTCAAAGGATTTTTATGCACAAAACATTGGCACTGGTTGCCACCTCCATCATTTCTTTATCCGTTCTCACCCCTTCCGTAGCCCAAGCGTCGGAAGAAGTGGTTCCACCCCATCTTGGGAAAGCAGAAGTTGAACTGCTTCAACAACTCAAAAACCGCAAAACGCCTCCTGTCAAATACTGGACTGAAGGAGTTGCTATTTGTGAAACCAATGGTAATTGGAAAGACAAAGGCAATTGGGCTGGTGGATTAGGAATCGCCATGCAAACTTGGAAAGGGTACGGTGGCTTTCAGTTCGCCCGACGCCCCGACCATGCCACCATCACCGAGCAAATCGTGATTGCAAACCGCATCGCCGTTTTTGGATTTCAAACCAAACACGAATACATGACTTTTGAGGACCGCCTTGCAAACCGTCCTTTCTTTCGCCCACCAGCGGGGTTTCTTGGGTGGGGTTGTATAAAAAACAACCAGTATCTACGCCCAAAACATTGGATTCGTCGCCACGGAAGGGCTTGACCCTACTAAAGACCAAGCCGTCTATGCGATTGCCG